AAAGGATTGTAGCGTGAAGTTATTTACCAAAGATGAATACCTGAAACCAGGTGGGACTCCGAGGGCGATACAACCACGTTCACCACGATATAATGTCATGCTTGGGAGGTATATTAAGGGAATTGAACATTTGATTTTTGAGGCAATCGATGAAATATTTGATGAGACCAAGGAACACAAAACAGTTGCAAAGGGAATGAACATGATTGAACGAGGAGGAGAGATTCAGAGAATGTGGGAGAGATACGCAGAGCCAGTAGCAGTAGGATTGGACGCGTCGCGATTTGACCAACACATCAACAGAGAACTATTAAATATAGAACATACTATATATAAGATGTGGAGCGAATCGGAAGGTGACCGCCTTCCCCCACTCTCGGCTCTTCTCCGAGCCCAATTCAAGAACTACGGAATGTACATAAATAAAGACGGAAGGTTGCGATACACAGTCGATGGGTGTCGCATGTCCGGTGATATGAATACGAGCTTAGGCAATGTTATCATCATGTGCAGTCTGATGTACGCATACTTCGAACATAAAGGTATGTCAGACAAGATTTCACTCCTAAATGATGGCGATGACTGCGTCATTGTTATGGAGCGGAGCAACGCAGAGGGGTTTCTGGAGGGATTAGAGGATTGGTTTTTGGAAATGGGGATCACGATGAAGGTTGAAGGGATTTTCTCCTCACTTGAGGAGATTGAATTCTGTCAAGCGCGACCCGTGTTTAACGAGGAATCTGGGTATGTATTAACACCACGACCAAGCAAACGGCTATACAGCGATCTTGTATGCACCAAACATATTAATGTTAAGAAGGTGTATAATAAACAAATAGGGGCTGTGGCTGGTTGCGGAATGGCGATGTCAAGTGGTACACCTATATTTCAATTTTTACATGTGGTTAGGGAGAGGAGCAACACCTTGGATACCAGAGGTTGGGGACTATTATTATAAGTACCGACAAGAGCTGGTTGATAGGATGTTGTTCAAGTACCGTGAACCCACTATGAAGGAAAGGACTAGTTTTTACTTCGCGTTCGACATCACACCGTCTGAACAAATTGTCCTAGAGAAGTATTACAACGAACTT